CCATCGAGGCAGGCGAATGGAACCAGGTCGGGCAGCTTTTCGCCCAAAAGCTGAATGAAGCCATGGCGGCGATCCCCTGGCCGGATATCCAGGACAAGGCCCAGACCTGGGCCGCAAACATTGCGGATACCCTCAACGGCTTTATCGCCCGGCTGGACTGGCGGCTGGTTGGTTCTACCCTGGCACAGGGGCTTAACACTGCACTGATCTTTGCGGACACCTTAGTGCAGGGTATCCACTGGGACACCCTGGGCAATGGCATCGGCAATGGGATGAACCAGTGCGTGAAAGAACTGGACTGGGAAGCCCTTGGCCGCTTGATGATTGCCAAGTGGAAGATCGTCTTCGAGACGCTGCACGGTTTCATTCAGACCTTTGACTTTGGGGCATTAGGGGACGCCTTTGCCCGTGCTACCATGGCCGCCATCAATAATATTGACTGGCCCCAGGCTGCCGCAGACCTTGTATCCGGTGCGGCGGGGCTGCTGGAATCTCTGGCACACTGGATCGATGGGCTGGATTGGCAGCAGATTGGCAGCACGATTGCCGAATGCATTACCAATATCGACTATGCCGAACTTGTGCAGGCAATTCTGGATTTGCTGTCCGCCGCCGTCACGGGGCTGGCAGATGGGCTTTCAGCCCTTGCTGGGCATCTTGTCGGTGATTTTATCCAGGGCATAAAGCAGTGGTTTGATGACGTCCAGACCCAGGCAGCGGTTGCCGGATACGGTGGCGACGTTGCTCAGTACCTGTTCGATGGTTTTATCGACGGCCTGGAAGCACTCTGGAACGGCATCGGGCAGTGGATCTATGATCACATTTTCACGCCGTTCAAAAACGGTATTTGCGAAGCATTCGGCATCCACTCCCCCAGCACCGAAGCCAAATCCTGGGGTTCCTACATCTCGCAGGGACTTCTGG